GGTTCTATTTCTCCCCGATTGGTCAGATTTGATCCACCAACAACCGAAAGGCCTAAGTCATGACCCAAAAAAAACCAGAACCAAACCAGAGTAAACCGATGGGCATACTCGATTCCCTAAACTCGGCTTTGTCAGTGGCAGGTTGGATCGCGCCAACTGATGTGGCTGCCATAACTCTCGCCCGGCGGATTGCCCAGGCACTAGACACAGCTTTTGACATGGGGGATCTCAAAGAAGCCACACCTTTGGCGGCCAAGTATTTACAAGTTTTGCAACAACTCCACATGACGGTGGAAACTAGGACAGCAGGAAAACAGGGCGAGGAAAATGACGGGACAAACCATGTCGGAAACTATCTACGGTTACTCGAAACCAAGGATCGAAAGCAAAACACTAAACCTGCCCAGCGCAGGGCCAGTGGTGGCGCAACTAGCTGACGAACTGGGTGTGCCTTTGCTTGACTGGCAAAGATACGTTTTGAACGATGCCTTGCAAGTCTTGCCAAATGGCCGATGGGCTAGGTCGCAGATTGGGGTTCTCTGTGCGAGGCAAAATGGTAAGACTCATTTGATGCGAATGAGAATCCTTGCCGGGCTTTATGTGTTTGGCGAAAAGAACGCCATCGCCATGTCCCAGACTCGCCAACTGTCGTTGGACACTTTCAAGCAAACTGTCGACATGGCCGAAAGCATGGACTGGATGCGAAAGAGAATTAAGCGAGTTTCCAGGACTAATGGCCAAGAGGAGTTAGAGGTTTACTGCCACCACTACCCCAAGTCATGTGGCCAAAAGTGCGAGCGTATTCGCAAGTATTCAATCCGAGCAGCTACGAGCGAGGGGCCACGCGGCGCAACTGCCGATCTGCTGTATGTCGATGAACTCCGAGAAATTGACGAGGCCACATGGGCCGCCGTTACTCCAATCACCCGAGCCAGACCAAATGCACAAATCTTTTGGACATCAAATGCTGGGGATTTGACCTCGACTGTCTTGAACGAGCAACGCCGCCGCGCTTTAACTTTTGCCAGTGATCGCATGGGGTACTACGAATACAGCGCACCAGCAGGATCATCGGTTGACGATATCGAGGGATGGAAACACGCCAATCCAGCTATGGGCTACACAATCAGCGATCAGAACATCAGAGATGCCGCAACCTTTGACAGCCCTGATGCTTTCAAAACTGAAAGTCTTTCGATGTGGACAGATGCCATAGACAGCCCTTGGCCTATCCAAGTGTGGAACGAATGCGAGGCAGACATCGCCTTGGAGGATGGGTTGCCAACATGGATGGCGATGGATCTCAATTTCAATCGAGAGTTGGCCTGTCTTGTCACACTGCAACAACGCGACAATGGTTTTGGCGTATTCCTACACGAATGGCGCAAAGAGGGTGGCATAAACGATTTGGAACTTGCTGGCGAGATCGCCGCATTGACTCGCCGCTATCGCCCAAGAGTGCTGGCCTATGATCCGAATACCGCTGGATACATTGCGCCAAGACTTGCCCAGGCTGGTTTGCCAGTTGCGCCAACGCCTTGGAACTCGGCCAACTTTTCAATCATGTGTGATCAGACAATGAACGCAATGCAATCTCGGCAGCTGCTACATCCAGCCCAAGAAACTTTGCACAGCCATCTGGTCAGTTGCGCTCGCCGCCCGGCATCCGATGGTGGTTGGCGTATTGCTCGCCGAGCCGCCCAAGTACCGATCAGCGCGGCAGTTGCTTTGGTGATGGCGGTGGGTCATGCAACCGAGCCACAACAAACTGTGTCTATAATCAGTGCATAACCCTGCCTTGGGTTCACCCGAGGTCGGCCAGTTATCAAAGAGGGATCAAGACCACTAGGACTAACTGGCCGATCTGTGTGACAACACGCGCAACAAGGTGACAAGCGGTGACAAAATTACACAAAGTCACATTGCCGTGATTAAATGCAAAAATGGGATTCATAGATTTTTTACTGGGTGCGCCCACTGAAAAGCCACAGATCGAAGCGCGTGCAGGCATTGCCATCCCGTTCTACCAGGACGCATACTTTACCCCGTTTAACACTTTCAGAGTTGACCGATCAAGTGCGATGCAAGTGCCAGCAGTGGCACGCGCTCGAAACATCATCGCTGGCACAATCGCAACCCTTGGCCTGAACTCTTACAACGATGTCACAGGCGCAAAGATTGAGGGTCGCAAGATTCTCGAACAGCCAGATCCAGCAATCCCACTAGCTGTGACTATGGCTTGGACTGTCGAGGATTTGTTATTTCATGGCCGATCATTCTGGCAAGTGCTAGAGGTCAACGCCGAGGATGGCAGACCAACACAGGCTCGCCGAATTGATCCAACCCGAGTGACTTTCACAACTGACCTTAATACCCAAGAGATCGTAAACGGTTTCTACATCGAGGGCGGCCTACTGCCGATGTCTGGTGTGGGATCTTTAATCATGTTTAGTGGAATCGATGAGGGCATTCTTAACCGAGGTGGCCGCACTATTTCGACAGCCTTGAAACTAGAGGAAGCCGTTCAGCGTATGGCCAGCGAGCCAAACCCGACAATGGTGATCAAGAATAGTGGCGTGGATCTACCGCCAGAGCAGGTGTCGAGCCTACTGGCCCAGTGGAAGCAAGCCCGAGCCACACGCTCAACCGCTTACCTGTCAGGCCCGTTGGATGTCACGACTTTTGGCTACGATGCCGGGCAAATGCAGCTGACCGAATCACGCTTGAACACAGCCGCCGAAATCGCTCGCATGTGCAACATTCCTGCTTGGTACATCAACGCCGAATCAGCCAGCGCAACTTACTCCAACGTAAGTCAGGAACGCCGAAGCCTAGTAGATTTCAGCCTAAAGCCGTTCATGTCCTGTATTTCTGAACGATTAAGCATGAACGACATCACCCCACGCGGCTCGACAGTTCGCTTTGATCTCGATGATTACCTACGCGGAAACCCACTTGAACAAGTAGAGGTTTTAAGCAAGATGCTCGAAGTTGGCATCATCGATGTTGAGGAAGCCCGAGAGTCAATGGATCTCGCACCGAGAGGAAATGAAAATGCAACTTAGTTTTGAGGGCCAAGTATTAGCGGCGAATGTTGAAACTCGCACCATCAAGGGACTTGTCGTGCCGTTCGCCAAGGTTGGCAACACCTCGGCTGGCCCAGTGCGCTTTGAGTTTGGCGCATTCGGCGAGATCGACCCAAGCCAAATTGTCTTAAACATGGAACATGACCGCACACGCCCATTAGGTCGCGGTATCGCTGGCAGCGAGGAAGTCACACCAGCAGGAATCTCGATGGCCTTTAAGATCGCGCCAACAGGTGCTGGCAATGATGCACTCGTTGAAGCATCCGAGGGATTGCGCCCGGCATTTAGCATTGAGGCCAATGTCGGTGAATACACCATTGAGAAAGGCGTGATGGTCGTATCAGCTGCCAAACTCGAAGCCGTTGCACATGTAACAAACCCAGCGTTCAAGGATGCACAGATTTCCCAAGTCGCAGCCACAGAGGCCGATGAGGAAAACCCAGAAACCACCGAGGCGGAACAACCTGCCGAGGAACAACCACAGGAGATCACAGTGGAAGAAACAACCGCACCAGTGGCAGATGAAGTGACCGCAGCAGCGGTTGTTACTGCCGCAGCACCAGTGGCCTACGTCAAGCCTCGTAGCCCAATCAACAGCCAAGCAACATACTTGGAACACAGCATCAAAGCCAAAATGGGCAACCATGATTCAGCACAGTATGTGATGGCCGCTGATGACTCATTCTCAACCAACCCGGCATTCAGCCCAACCCAGTTCGTGAATCAAGTCATTGACACATCCATCGGATCACGCCCAGCCATCGATGCGATTGGCTCACGCGCCATCACTGCATCAGGCATGGTTATCAGCCATCCAAAAATCACAACAAGTGGCACAGTAGCTGACACCAACGAAGGTGCTGGCCCGTCAGAAACTGGCATTATTTCCAGTTATGTCAATTTGGATGTAAACAAGTTCGCGGGAATGCAACGCTACTCGGTAGAAATTTTAGAGAGAAGTTCCCCAGACTTTTTCCA